CCGTTTCCTTCTTCTGCCAGTATCTCGTCATACAGGCCAGGTCTGTGCTAGTCCCGCCGGTGTAAGCAGTGTGCTCGACAAGATGTATCGAGTAGTCGTCGTTGGCGATGCCCGCCGCCTTGAACAGGACGATCATCAGGCCGCCGCAGTTCTCCATCGAGATACGCTTGCCGGTCATGTTGCCGGTCTGCGTATCAACGGGGGATATTCCGACGCTGAAGTCGCACACTCGGCCCAATCCACCTGGGTTGCTTGCCATTACACTTTCCTTTCGCCCATCTCGGCAGGGGTTTCAATGCCTACCGAGTCTTGGCCTGGGCGGGGGGTTTATTGCCCGCCCAGGCTGGCCATATTTTCTTTCAACAGCGCCTCAGCTTGCTCACGAGTCCCTTCCTTTTCGTTGACGTGGTAGACAAGAGGCCCGCCGAACTTATGGCTTACCCGTATATGAGGGACAGCCTCCTCACCTACCCGCATCGCGTACCAGCAGGCTTTGTAGCCCGCCGAAGCAAGGGACTCCAGCATCTCAAGCGCCGTCATCTGTTAGCCTCTCTCACCCAAGGTCACGAACGGGCTCAGGGTCGTTGTACTGTTGGCCGGCGTGAGTGCGCTCATCAGCCAGCCGCGCCCGTCAACCCGCTCAATAATACGGAAAGTTGTCTGGTCGGTGCTGAAGTGGAAATGCGGCGAAGATTCGGCACGCATTTGCATTCTATCTCCTATAAGATAATATCCAAAATCTATAAAGGAGATGTCCTTGCCGCTACCAGCGCCGCCGATGGTCGGGACCTTCTCGGTCAGGATTAAGGGCCTACCGAGGATAGTCGCAGGCGGCCCATTGACCCCGTTGTTCAGCCAGATTGCGCTTCCGCCCGTACCCACGCTCAGACTCATCGTGGCGAGTTCGGGGAAGCAGTTGATGTTGGCTACCCAGACGGCGCGACCGAGTGAACCCGGCAGCATCTGGGAATACATCTTGACAAGGTTCTCCCACACGATTGTGTCGGCGGTCTGTCCCGTCTCCTTGGTGACCGTCACCAGGGCGGCGCTATTGAGCACGCCGAGGGGCTGGCCGACGCCATTTCCTGAAATGAACCCTACGTCCTCATACCAGGCAATTGCCTCTGGCATAAGCTGCTCGACCAGGGCCGCGAAGGATACCATCGAGTCCTGAAGTAGCTCGTTTGGGACATCGCAGGAGGCCGCGAGCTTCGCAGCCTGAAGGACGACGCGCCCGAACTTGGCCTCGCTCTCGCCGAGCGTACCGCTTTCCTCAATCCATGTAGCGGTGATACCGCCGAAGACTGAGGAAGCGTGGGAGGTCACGTCGATGGCCGGGAAGGGAACCCGCGCCGAGTCCATCGGGATGACGCGAGCCCTTGGACGGACAACAGCGGTCTCCAAAGCCAAGCGGAGCAGTTCGGCCCGTAGGACTTCGGGGACCAGGAACCCGCCGGCAGCCGGGTCGATGCTGGAGTAGTCGTTGCGAATCTTCCGCCACTTGTCCTGGCCGGCCAGGTTGCCGTGCCAGATCGACTCGAAGAAGTCAGCCGTGCTCGTAAACTCCTTGTCAAGCGGCGTACCAAGGGCGTGCTTGTTGTAGCCAGCGCCGTGCTCCTTGGCTTCGGTGCCTATGCTCATCTCTGGGCGCTTCACGCCGTACTCACCGAGCTTGACCTCGAAGGCGTCGGAGACGATCTTCTCGACGGCGGCCTTGGCCGCGCCTTCGCCTGTAAAGGCAGCCTGGACCGACTCGGACACGATGTCGGCCATCTGCCCACGGGTGTCTTCGGACTTGGCCAGGGCACGTCCATAACCCTTGAGGGCTTCGGCGTACTGGCCGCTTGCCTGGAGTGCCTCGATCTTCTTGGGATCGGATAGCATCTCCGCTAATTCATCTGGGTTCTCTGGTATTACGAGTTTCATCTTTCCCTCCTAGTTCTTGACCACCTCTTCGATGCCTTCTCGCAGCGCTGACAGTGCAGAGGCGGCTTTGCGTGCTACTTCTCCTGGGTCTCTGACTACCTCGCGCACCCCTTCACGGAGCGCTTCGGCAATCGGTGATGGGGATAGTGGTTCTGGGGTAGGTTCCGGCTGCGGCTCGTCAATAGGTGGAGTGATAGCCTGCGGCACCCACTCCGGCACGTTCTTGAAGGACGACAGGTTGAAGATGCCGACGCGGTTCTCCGCCTTGCCGCCCACGACGCCATCAGCGAGGCCGATATCGACAGCTTCTTGCGCCCTGAACCAACTCTCAGCCCGCATCCGCGCCCGCCAAAGCGGTTCGTTGCCGCCGGCACGCATGGCATAGAAGGACGCGATGGTATCGCCCATCTTGTTCAGCGTCTCCGCCATCTTCGCGTGGTCGGAGGCGTCGCCCATCGTCATGCCGTTCGGCTCGTGAATCATCATGGTCGAGCCTGTCGCCATGAGAACGGTGTCACCCGCTTGGCTGATGAAGGACGCGCTGGAAGCGGCCAAGCCATCGACGACGGCGTGAACGGCTGCCGGGTGATTCTTCAATGCGTTGTAGATGGCGACGCCATCGAACACATCGCCGCCCGGCGAGTTGATCCGCAGGTTGATAGTCCGGGCCTTGACGCCATGGAGTTGATTTACAAACTCTTTAGCCGAGACACCGAAACTACCGATCTCGTCGTAGAGCAGAACCTCGACGGTATCGCCGACCGTGTCGCGGATTTCGTACCAGGAACGGTTCATCTTGTCCTCAGTTCCCTTGCTCCATTGCGTCAGACAAACCGCGACGCGCTGGTCTTGCTTGGGATATTCTTCTTTCAACTCGCTCATGCAGCGGGACATGAACGCGGGTTTGTCCTCGTCCTTGTGTGGCTTCGGAAGTGGCATAGGCTCAATCTCCAGGCAAACAAAAAAGCCCGCATCTCGCAGGCTCCGGTGAACCTGTAGATCGGGCTTATAGCCTCACGGACTTTACGGCCCCGGCTCTTCGCTCTGGCCGCTGACGGTACTGGCTCTTCGCTCTCGCCGTCGTCCTATTCAGTTGTCAAATTGCTAAGGTGATTATACGCCTAGTTGGCGGTTTGTCAAGTCCCCTCTTGAATAGCCATCCGTGTGATCGTGTATGGTTCTCGGCAGGGATACAGGGCATGATTTACCGCTTCGTAGATAGGGTCTAACTCATATTTCTCACAATTCGCGTTGGGTTGGACGAGATCGGCCCAGTGATAATTCAGCGGCGGGCCAAACTCTCGCTTGATGTAGGCTACGGCCGCTTTCAGACTTGTGGCCACGGCATGGGCCTCAGCCCGAGTGCCTTCATAATCTTCGCGTGTGATAACCCACACAAACTCAGTCATTGAACCATCACGTCCTTTTTACACCTCGCACACCAAACTTCGCCGCCTTCATTCAAGTTCTTCCCGAGAAGGCGTCCGCACCCGCAATATGCCTCATCGATAATCGACACGGCCTCAGCGGGCGCCGCGAGTTGCGGCTGCGTGAAGGTGGCTCGTAGGGCTTCTACGACCGCCGTGGCAGGCGGAAGTTGCGGAACCGGCGGAGGCGGAGGTGCCTCGTCCAACAGCGCGACTTTCGTCGGCGTCATGTTTGACGGGATGATTAGGGTTCCTTCCGTAATGTCTGGGTCGAGTCCGAGACCGTCGCGTCCCTCTTCCCATGTCTCCAGACCAGCTTGCACGTTCTTGCGGTGCCGCTCGTGAATCTTGTCGACATCCTCCTGGAGAGCGCGGATGTCCGACAGGTCGAACGCTACTTCGTCGACGCCCGCGAAGTCCGGCACAATCGACAGATTCAGTACGTCGTCCAGGTCGGAGAGCAACGGCGTCATCGTCAAATCCCAGAAGACCTGCCAATCCTGCCGCTTATTGGCGTAACTTGACGACTCGTAGCCGATGAGCAGCCCGAGGATCGAGCCGGGTATGCCGAACGCCATCGCGATCCGCGCCTCCGATACGGCGTCAAGTTCCTTTGGAAGCGCGTCGCGCAGCCCGCGGTTCAGTCCCATCGGCGTGTAGGTGGCGTCAACCGCATCGAGTATGAGATTCTTATGCCAGTTAGCGGGGCCAGCAGTCCGACTCTCCATGAGATCGCGCAGGCCGTCCCGTTTCTCTTGACTCAACGCCTGCTTGACGTTCAGTACGCCGCCAATGCCCGCCCCGCCGCGCTCGAAGAATGTCTTGAGGAAGTTCTTCATGTAGTCGTCGATGTCGATGCGGCTGGCAATCGCCATGATCGGCGGCATGCCGTAGTAGTCGTTGAGCGGGTGCCGCGTCTTGAAGTGCATGATGTCGCCGGGCGGGTACATAACCTTGTCGCGGCCGGTATTGTATTCATAGCCCGCGATGAAGTCGCCGCCCGGTATGATGCGAATGCGGTCCGGCCGGAGGCGCCACAGTTCGACGATGTTGCCGAGTGGCCCGCGCGCCTTGTAGATGTAGGCGTTGCCGGCGAGACACCGGTCCATAACGACGGTGCCCCAGAGTTGGCTGCGGCTCATAAAGGGGTTCGGCGCGTTGAGTAGGCGGACCAGCGGGTGATCCGGCACCTCTTCAATGAAGCCGTCGCGGATTAGCATAGCGTCGACCAGACGGTCCGGTAGCCCCTTCGCCTTCAGGAGTCGCGCCTGTATGCCAATCTGCGGCTTAGCGCGGCGCCGGCGCTTGCCCATGATGTGCGGTTCGCCCGCCGACGTCGCTAGCATCTCGATGGCGGCGAAGACGATCTCGTTCCGCATGTAGGCGCCGGAGTAGCCGAGATAGTTGCTGCCCATCGGAGACATGCCCGAGCCGAAGGAAGAGGGGAAGGCGGCGGGGGCGGCGTTGCGGATTGCGGACGGAGAAGGAATAGTCTTAGCGATGAGTCCCATCGTTAGGTCTCCTCATAGATCAGTACGTCACCTTCATAGAGCAGGTTAGCATCAAAGAGAGCACGCCAACAATGAGTGTTGACGAACGTGCGGGCGGGGCAACTCAATGCGAGGCCCCCTGATTGAAGCTCCGGGGCAACGGGTAGGCGGAGAATTGGCGGCGGATCGGTAAGACTCAATATATGCGGTTCACCGTTAGCCTTTGCCAGATAGGAACCGTTCGATTCCCGGAGAATCGCCAACGTCATTACAGCCTCCTTGTGGCCTCGAAGACGGAGAGGGCGATGCCGAGCGCACCTGCCGCCACGATGAGGACGATGATGGCAGCGATCATCCAGATCGCCCACTCAGCGAGCACTTTGCGGTCGGCGGCGTCAACCATCGACAACATTATACGCTTAATTGTCAATACAGGTAAGCGGATCATAGAGGGTAGCCCTTCGGATAGGAGTGGCGAGCCCAGCGGCACCACAGCCAATGCCAGACCCACAGCAATCGAGTCAGCCAAGGCCAGTGCATCCCCGTGGCATACGAACACTTGCCTAAGAGACAACCTCGACTAGATGCCACAACACGCTCTTTCGTCATCCTTCCTCCTATACCAGCATCATCCCTATTTCCGCCGTCTCGCCCGTCACGCCGGCCGCTATCGCCGCTGTGTACGCTTCCCACGACAGGCAGCCCGCCATCGCCGCGTCTATCTTCAGCGGCGAGTCGGGGCGCTCCTTTTGGATGATCCACATGCGGTTGCCGTCGTCGTCGGTGAACTGCTGCATGTGCTTGTGCGCGTTCTGGATGCAGGCAGTGAAGCGCGGGTCGCCGTCGTGCGTCAGTGCCCCCGTCTGGATTGCGTTGCGGTAGGCCAACAGCGAACCCGCCATCTTGCGATAGATGGTCGTCGCCCAACTCACAACAACATCGGCGCCGTACCTCCCCGCCCACACGGCGAGCATGTCGCGCCAGTAGAATGGGTCGGCGTTGAAGCGCCAGACTTTCCAGCGCTTGAATACAGCGTCGACCGTCTCGTCGACCTCCTGGAAGGGGATACGCATTTCACCGCTGTCGGTCTCGGTCGGCTCCCAGTAGCCCACGACCCACTGGTGCGCGGTCCCGACTTCCGTGCCAATGAGCGCGGTGTGGTCGCGGCCAATCGAGCCGTCAAAACCGAGTGTAATCGCAGCACCGTCCGGCACGACGTAGGCGGCGCGGACTAGTATATTCCACTTCTCCAGGTCGAAGGGCTTGTCCTCTTCGGCCACGATCTGGTTCAGGTAGAAGCGGTGGGCCATCGCCGGCGAAGTGCGCGGGTCTCGTATCTCGGCAAGTAGACGCTCGGGACTAACCCAGTCAGAGTCGCCGCGGGCGGCAAGTAGACCGATCATCAGAGACTCGTCGTCGTCGAGGTCGGTAGTCTCCGGCGCCTCCAGCGAGTCATAGAGGAAGTCAGCGGTGTCCGAGACTCCTTGCGCGATCTTCTGTGCGGTCTCATAGTCGTGTTGGGCATCGGAGTTCTCGCCCGGCGCATGAGCGTTGGAGATGGACAGGACCCGGCTTGAACCGTCGCGTGACTTCGCCACGTTACGGGCAATGACCTTGCTCATCTCGTGGCCTTCGTTGGAGCCGAGCCAGTGATGCGTCTCATCCTTGATAACGCAGGTTGCGCGTCCGCCCTCAAGCGCCCGCGGCGAACTCGTGACGGCCTGGATTTGCTGGCGCCCGTTGTTCGCGTAGATGATCTCCTTGCCGACATCGACACCGAACTCGGCGATCATCTTCGGCGACATCATGGCCGGGAAGATCGTCATCAGGTTGCGGGTCTGCTCACGCGAAACGGCCGCAGCCTGTATCCAAGCCGAATAATGCCGTTCCCCGATTGGTTGCCCGTTCTCCCAACGGTCGAACCGGCATGGCCCAACGAACTCAACACCACAAATCGCAGCCGCGAATGGGTCCTTACCCCACCCCTTCATCCTTCGCAGCATCCCCGAGCGATAGATGAAACGGCCTCGCTCGTCGACGGCATACCACCAAAGAAGGAAACGGGCTTGCTCCTGCGTGAACTTCCACGGGTCGCCAGCTAGGGGACCGTCCGGCTGGAGCAGGTATTCCGCCGTCCAGCCGAGGATGTCCCAGCCAAGCGTATGCGTCGGAAGGACAAACTTACCGTGCTTGTCGCGCTGCCACGTCGG